ACCTTATTCCTTACCGATCACTAAGACCTGGACGATGACGACTGCCTCAGCGATAGTGCAGGAGTTGTGTGATGATGCAGGGATTACTTTAAGTTGGCAGGTACTTGATTGGCTAATTGATAATCTGGGGCAAGTGCTTGCAATTGCGCTGGACTCACCGCCGGATAATAAACCGCAGCTAACGTACCGTTAGGCAAGGATTGCAGTTTTGCGCCTAAATCCGCTACTAACTCAGAAATAATGTCGATCGGATAGACTTTTTCTGCAACATAACTGGTGATTAGCCAATCAAGTACCTGCCAACTTAAAGTAATCCCTGCATCATCACACAACTCCTGCACTATCGCTGAGGCAGTCGTCATCGTCCAGGTCTTAGTGATCGGTAAGGAATAAGGTTCAGCTAACAGAACAGATTTTGAGCGGGCGCGAATGGAATAGCTAAAGCCGGTATCATTGCTGTCTGCATTCTCGACAATCAAGGCCCACGTTTCACTGCCTAGACTAAAATCAATCAGCACATATTGATTGCGTAAATTGGATAGTGGAATAAGTTTATTCAGGGCGACTTTATCTGCCACCTCTGCGCCAAAATCCCACAACCACGAATCAATAGCCGCGCTAATGCTGGCAGTGATGAAGGGGATTTGTTCGCCCGTAGCGGTAATTTTTAAACTGTTCATTCATAAACTCCATAAACCGGCGTTTCTGGCTGGTGAATATCAACCACCACACTCCCCAACTCATCAGGCATTTGAATGATAAACACCTTATCAACGGCTGCCTGTTCATATTCTGACAGCTCAACTTTAAAGGTTTTATCAACCGCATCAACTTGAGTTAATGGGATTTTAAAAACCTTTTCAATAGTATCAGTCCCGGAAATAGTTAGTTTTTTTACATCAGCCCCAGAATTCGCCCAGCCAAAGCGCTCACCCGTTTCAGGAATACGTGCATCAATCGTGAAATTTAATAACCAATAGCCCGGATACCAGGGATGTTCAGCTGTTAAATCGGGGAGCAAAGTGGCGATATAATAATAATTGCCATCAAGCGCCACTGTTTTTCCAATCGTTGCCAAAACCGGATCGCTAACCCCGGCAATAAATTCAGCGGAAAATAACGCTTTTTGCGTTGCTGTTAAAGCAAGGCCGGGGTCGCCATCGCCCGGCAACCAGCCATAATCCAGCAAAAAATCAATTGCCATTACATAATCCCCTTTAAGTTGGTAATGTCGTTAGCATACCCAGTATTGGCATTATCCAGTTTCAATACTGTTTTTGCGGCATAGGTGAAGGCATTTGTGTAAGTCAGTGGGTCAAAAATCCCACTGCTGTCGACATTTAAGCCACTGATTGGCTCCAGTTGACAGAGCTTATTGGCATATTTATCTACCAGACTCAGCCCACGCACCTCGTTACCTTCTAAATACGCATCATCTAAAGATAAAAAGGCGTTATAAATTTTCACATATAAACAGGTTTGAAAGAGACTTTCGCGTACTTTTAGCGCCAGTTTTCCCACGGTTAAAAAACCGCTTATTTCCCTCAGCAGCACTTTTTCAAATACCGACGTTGAGCTTGCCGCCGTATAAGCATGGCTAAATGCGCCTATTTTCAAGCTGCTTTGCAAATCATAATTACTACTTGCAGCGGTACCGGTTTTGCTAATATCGGTATAAGCAAACAAGCCATAACGTAAATCCAAGTTATCAGGATTTATATAATTCCAGTCATAAGGCGCAATCACTTCATCAGTGGTCATTTCATAACTGGTTTCTGATAGAAAACCAGAGGTTTTTTGTACCCAGTATTCCGATAATTCAGGTCGCCAAACCACCCCATACGAGTGTCCGACATCATTATGATGGGTAGTAATTTGGGTTATCGTATCAACACGATTAACAGCGCTCAGGGCTTGGTCGTTAAAATTGACGGCGGCGGTTTGTGTGTTTGTTTCTATTTTTGTTTCGACAATATCCAGCGTGCCATCGGCAATAAATTCGCCCTCAGCCGCGCCTTCAGGAATGCTGGATGGGTTGTAATAAATCCCTATCCATTCCGTAGTGATGTCGGGCAGCGCCGGGGCGCTTGTGATGGATTGCGAAAAAGTATGGCTGAATTCAGTGCTGATGAAAAAAGTCTGTTTAGTACCCGCAGAATTAAAATCCACTGCGACCGTGACGCTGGATAAATCGCGATACGGAAAACTATCAACACCGGGGTCATTAAAATAAACGTAGCTGAACACATCCTGATATTCCGTGTTACTAATCGCAGCGCTTAAAGTGCCTGTCATCACCAGGGCAACATCAACTATCACGGTATGATTTGCATAAGGCACAGCAATAAAAGCGGCTTTGCTGCAATCGGGCGCGATAGCGACACATTGCAAAATCTGGCTGTAATAACCCAGTGTTTCGGCATAAAGCACGCGGTTATTTTTAATCAGATAGCAGGTTAAATCATCAGGTGAACCGATGCCGGTATGGTTCCAGACAAACGCAATTAACACGGTATTTTTAAACGAAGCCCCAGCAACCACACCGGTAATTCCAGCTAATGAAGTGCCGGCATTATTTTCCACCAGTGCTAAATCAAATGTGTGCCCCGCTTTATAAACCTTTAAGTCTAGCCCTACACCAGCGTATCGATGCACACCGCGCCAACTGACTTGGACTTTATCGTGATCGGTCCAGTCAATATTGCCAAATTTCAGCGAGCTGTTTTTCTTGTCTGGCTCTACAAATCCCGTGTCTTTTGACTTTAATAAGCGCTGCTCGGTCGCATTGTCATAAACAAAACCGTTCTTGACTGGTAAATTCAAAAGCTGGTCATCACTTATCATACGATGGAGTATTTTGATTTTAATGCGTTAATTTTAGACTGAATGTCTGCTGTCTCTGAAGAACTTAACCCAGCCGGAATGCTTTCAGTTATCTGCCATTTCACATCCAGAAAATGACTGCCGTGTGGGGTTGGATAAGCCCAGTCTATCAACGTATCGGCATCGTGTGGCTCAGCTGTGACACCATTCCACCAGATTTCCGCTTGTGCCTTTTGTATTTTTACGCTATCTAAATCCAGCTCTGACACGTTAGCAGCAGGATAGTGAGCGTAGCTAATAGTGGTTGAGTTAAATGTAGTTGGCATTTCATAGCGTTTATCTGCAATAAGTAACTCCCGATAAATGCGTGCAACAAGCACTTTATCGTCTTTGCTAAATGTTGGCGCAGGCACTTCATACCGCGCCGCTACTCCATGGGCATCCAGGTCAATCGCCATAATCACACCGGTTGTAATCAACAATCCGCCGCCGGGCGGTGTTTCCGTGTGAGCAGTGTAATCATAAACATCACCAAGCGCCTGATAGGTAACAACTAAATCGCCATAGCACTCAACGCTGGTTTTTAATTGTCCATTCACTACCGTAAAACCCGGCATGCCAATTTCATTGTTATTCTCATCAAAAACCACGCCCGATACACTGACAAGCGCTTGCACCCGATATTTGCAACTGGCTATTGAGCCATTCACGGAACCAGAAATAGCTACCTGTTCCGACTCAATTAAATTAGTGGTAGTGGCATTAAACGCTACACTGCCATAATCTGTAAAAACCCGCAAATTACGCCGTGCCGGGTAAATAATCACCTTGGCTAAAACACCGGTTAAACTGGGGCTTGCTAACGGGTAAGGCTCAATTGCAATCCCGGCGGCAGAAGTCCAATCGATAATGTGGGTGGTTTTCGCCATGGCTTAATACTCGAAACGCAACGCCAGCGGTAACAAATCCGTTTCAGCAGCAGCTCCGGCATAAACCTCGTGCTTTAGCCATAGCGCTAGTGCCGCCGGATGCACCTGAAAAGTCATGGTTTCCCCTACCGTGCCAGAACCGCCCCAACCTAAAGCGGGAATCCTGAAATAAGGCAGGGAAAAATCAGGATTTACTGGCGCATAATCAGTTAAGGTTGAGCCATTCGGCATTCCGCTGATTTTGTCGCTGATGACAGAAAACGAAGTGGCATCAGTAAAAGTCAGGGTAACGGTTTGCTCAATCGTGCTGAGGTTTTCCAGCACCAAAGGATAAGTAGTTTCGTCATAAGTCGATGTGCTGAAAGTTTTAACCAGATTGTCAGCACTGGTGATGACATCGTAAGCAACCAGACAAGCGCCAACAAACGCCCCAGCCAGATAATCATTGGCAATTCCAGAAACTAAGGTGATTTGCGCCTGTTCAGCCGTCCACGCCACATCAGAAACTTGCAGATTTACTTCTTCGTTAACGCCATCGCCGATGAATAAGGTATCACCGGCCTGAACCACAAAATCAGCCGCGCAGCCAGTTTCAAAATCAACAATTAAAACTGTTTCGCCTGTCAAAATAGCCGCATTTAGCACACCGGTGGCATAGTTACGCGCGGCTTTAGTTGCCAGCGTATCGCGTTGGGTTCCGGGACCAAAAACAGCACGGGTGCCGGTTGAACTGCTCGGACTTTTTAGAAAGGCTTTAGCGCGAATGATCGGCGTATTAGCTAAATCAGCTACTTTGACAAACAGTTTGCGCCAGTGATTAACCCCTGCCACTTGTTCGCTAGGTGGAATTACCGGTAAACCACCAGCACTATTGGCTAAGCGGTTAACCATCCGCCCACCACAAGCTGTGGTGTTGCTGTTGTTTTCGGCTTGATAAAACAGATAAGCGATTGTCATTTAAACCTCGGTAAAATTAAGCGTAACGATAAATTTTGCAGTATCGGCATGTTGGTTAGTGGCGCGTAATGCCGGAGAGTCGATGGCATCTAAAATCACATTAAACAGCCGGCTATCGTTATGGGTTAAATTCGCGACCTCGCCACTATCTCTAATCAGCACCAATTGCTTAATCGTGGCATAAGTTTGCCAGCCACAGTCGTATGTTATTTTTCGGAATTTTTGCAGGCGCTTTTGAAACAGAAATTGCCGCCCGTCTTCAGTCCACTTTTGCTGTGATTGAATCGCAGAGCCTTCAAATTCATTCAGCCAGCGCGTGTTACTGCTTAAATCAATATCGTTTAAGGTTGCCATTATCGATGCGTCCGTTTTTGCTGTTGGAGCTGTGAAATAAGGGTTTTAAGCACATCCTGATTTTGTGCTGATACGCTGGTTGGCAGATTAATTTCGCCCATCCCTAAATTCAGATCATACGAGCCTAAGCTTTTAGTAGCGGTTTGCGGGTTTAATTTTCCAGAATTCAGCGCGTGCAGAAATTGCGGGTTGAGTCTTTGCACAGCTGGTTTTTGGATGACAAATTCACCAGGGGTAAGCATCGCTGGAACGGTGTCGGAATTTCCAGCGCCCGGAACATGGCCGCCGCTGGCAAATCGTTTAATAGACTCAATAAAACCGCCTTTGTTTTTATGTTGCGGTGGCGTGGGTGCACCATTTTTATCAGACCACGATATTTCAATCACGCGAGGCTTGGTTGCCTCTTCGACTTTTTGCTTTAAAACGTCAACTTGCGTGGTATCAACAATAACCTTTAGTTCGCTGCCGGTCGTTAAAGTAGTATTCAGAGCTTCAATTTGCGTGGCAAGATTGGTATAAGCTTGCCGTTGTACTTCTGCATCAAATGCAGCTTTATCGGCTTTAGCCTGTTCTTCGGATTTCTGTTTTGTCAGCGCTTCATTGGTAAGTTTTAACGACTGCTCATAATTATATTGAGCAATTGTCACATCACGATAATCACCGCCTGCTTTTGCTGCTGCCGCTGCTGCCTTTCCCTGCTCCAAAGTGAGCGCATTCAACTCTTTCCCCAGTTCAGCGGCCTGTGAATAGTCAGGTTTATCTTGCTGCATCAACTGGCGAAGCTGTGCAGTTTTTCGCTCAATTTCCAGTTGTTTATCGGCGGAAAGCTGCGCGTCTGTCATTCCAGCGCGGGCAATTTCTCGCACGCCGTCTTGTCCTTGTTTTTTTAAATCCTTAATTTCTTTATCAAGAGCAACAACTTTGTCACGATGCTCTTTTTCAAGCGCACTTAAGGCGGTGATATTGGTTTTATACGCATCCTGAATTTCTTTTAGCGTGGCTTTTTTAGTCGCGATCTCTTCCTGGTTTAAAACTTTCTTTTTACTGGCGTGATCGGTAAGGGCAGTTTTTTCTTGAGCCAGTTGTTTTTTCAGCTCATTAAAAACAAGCTGAGCTGTACGTATTTTTTCAGCAAATACCGCATCATCAATCTGTTTTTGAGTTTTTCCTGAGTTTTGAAGTTCATAAATTTTTCTAGCTTCTGCATCACGCAGGTTTTGAATATCACGATCTCGCTGTTCTTTCTGGATTTGGGTGATTAAATCCGCGCGTTTTTTAGCTTCAGCTGGGTCTTCTTGTCCAGATGGTAAATTTCCGCCAGTATCAGGTGTGCGTTGATCCGGTTTTGCTATTTTTCGCTGTTGCTGACCTGCTTTTATGCGACGTTCCACATCACTTTTAAAATTAGCCATCGGGTTATTTTCCATAATCCGAGCCATTTCATCGGTAAATATCTGCTCATTTCTTAATAATGCAGCTTGCCGTTTTTTTTGTGCATCTTCCACAGTTGAATCATCAAACATGGCATTGTAAACGTCCTTGATAAAGTCAATGTTAATGCCAATTTTATCCGCCATCTGTCCAGTTCTAGCCCCGATTAACTGCCATCCGTGAATAAAAGCATTTACAAATGCTTCAAAATCCGCCATCACGCCGCCAAAACCTAGCCATTCACCGGAAAAAGCTTTTTTCACTCCTTCAATAACGGCTTTTAATTCTGCAAAATCGTTACTTAACCCTAAAAACTCAGCAACAGCAGCGGCGGATGAGATAAAACTTTGTACAATAATGTCCAACATAGCTTTGATAGCTTGCCCTACTGTAGTTGTCGTTTCTCCCCATTTAACCGTTACCGGTAATAAATTCGAGATACCCACAAAAAGCAGAGTCAATGCCCCAATTGCCAATCCGATAGTACCGCCAAATAATCCTATCAAAAGAGCGCGTAACGCTACAAAAACACTCCCCGCCCTGATTGCCGTGAATACTGCGCCAATTCCTGCGGTCTGAAAAGTCGCCCATGCTCCAGCAATGCCTAATATTGCAAGCCTAACGCCTCTCAAAGAGGCTGCAAGAATTCCCCCTTGAGCCGAAAAGCCAAATAATAACCCCAGTGCATTGATACCCAGCTTTAAAAACCGTAATGCACCGGCCACTGATAAAATACTCAGCGTTACCGCCGCCAGCGTTTTGAAAATCGGATGATTTTCTGAAAATGAGGTTAAACCATTGGATAACCACCTAAAGCCGTCCACTACCTTGCTGATAGCCGGTAAAAACGTGGTGGTTAAACTCTCAGTCAGATTGTTAAACGAGTTTTTTAATAGGGTTAATTTAGCGTCAACCGTTTTAATCTGTTTGACGTAAGCCGCGTGAACACTACCGCTATAAACTGTCTCATCAGTTGCACTTTTTAATGAGGCTTTGAATAAATCAACGTTATCGACCAGTTTGGCCAAAGCAATCGCATCCTGACCTTTTCCTAAAAACTTGGTCGCTAAATCCAGTCTATCTGCCTTAGATAAACCGTTCATTTTTTCCAGCAAACTTTGCAAGGTTGGCAGCGGCTTGGCTTTTATATCAGCGGCTAATTTTTCCGCTGATGTTCCCATTAACCTTAAGCCTTCCTGAAATGGATCCGTTTGGTTTTTAGCATTTTGCAGCGAGGAAAGTAGATTAACAATCGCGGTTCGTGCCGTTTCTGGGACTTCACCTAATGACAGCAGCGATCCCACTAATGCAACTGTCTCTCCTTTTAATAGCCCAAAGTTTTTACCAGCTGTTGCTACGCCAGTTGATAAAACCTCGAAAACATCTATTTCCCGAACTTTTCCAGGCATACTGTCAGCAACGGTATTTACCTGATCGCTTAAGCTAACTAAACCTTCCTGAGTTAAATCCAGTTGCGTTTGTATCGTCCCTAAACTTTCGGCCAGCTGCTGTGCTGGAATATCCAATGCCACCGCGCCCTCTGACACAATGCGGATAAACTCAGGAATTTCAGCAACCGATTTACCCATCGCGCCCGCAATCCCTGCAACGGCGTATAAATCCTCAACTGGAACCGCTAATTCAGTAGCTGATAGTTTTTCTATTTCAGCTTTTAAGCCCTGAATTTCTTCGCGAGTGCCGTTAATAGTGCGCGAAGCCTGACTAAATGAAGCTTCCCTCGCAATTCCTTCTTTTAAGCTTTTAAAAGTGGCGGCGGCTTGCACAGCAAATAAAGCCAACGATAGCGCTGCCTGTTTAACCTCCTGCCTAAAATCATTAAGCTGAAAATTCTTTGCAGCGACTGATGCTTTTTTTATTCCGTCTTCGATATGTTCAAATAATGTTTTTTCGCCCTTGCCAATGCCAATAACAACCCGAAAGCTGCCCATCAAATCAACAAATCGCGTTAATGGTGTAATTGGAAAGTTTATTGCTCTGAGGAAGTCAGCAAAACGCTTTAGAAATCCAAGCGAAATGGAAATGTCTTTATGGGTATTTTGAACTAAAAAATCGAATACTTTTAGTTTTGAGCTGGTAGTTTCAAGCCGAATCGTCAAACCTAAGTAAGACTGAGCCAGTTTTACCAAATTAAACGTGACTGCAATTGTGGACAGGAGAGTCCCTGCTATAGAACTGCCAAAACGGGTAAAGCCACCCGAAGCTTTGTCCGCACTTTTAGCCGATTCATCAAGCGCCTCGGATGTTTTGTTTAGTTCTGGCTCCGCATTTTTAGCATCAACGTTTATTTTGATATTAATGTCATTATTACTCGCCATCCTTCATCTCCTCTTTCCACTGCGCACTGTTATCAATCATCACTTTCACCACCGAATAGGGATAACTCGCTAATTCAGGATTAAGCCAAATCAGGCGGATAAAATCCTGATACAAATCCTCACCGCTAAAAGTATCGCCCGGCTGAAATCTATCTTGCGCCGACTCTTTGGGAATAAAAAAATCCGCATTAACCTGATAAAAAAATTGCTCTACCGCTTGTCGCTCTGCCTGATTCAGTTTTTTAGCCTGTTTCGCATCGCTAAAACCGACAAAATCCACATCAGTAAAAATCCGCTCCCGCACTAGCGTATTAAACTTTTCCTGATCTTCGGGAAACAGCAAATCACGGCCTGTAAAAAACAGCCCAATTATCTGAGCCACAGATAGCTCAAAGGCTGTACAAGACAGCCTTTGATTAATCGTTAATATTTTGTGATTGCGCATAACATATAAGTTAATTTTGACAAATCTTGTCCACAGGGTTTATGCTTTTACACAGAGCCTTAGTAAGCTCGTTAAAAAGCGGACACCGCACCCGAAAGTTAAAGCGGTATTTTTTTGCCTGTCAGTTTTCCGTAATCTTGCATTCTATGGCATAATTACATTCGTTGGCTAGGTGTGGCGTGATATATCTAAATAAACGCTGCCGGTTACTTTTTGACGGTTACTAAGCTCCTAGCCAACCTCTTCGGAGGTTTTTATCTTAGTAAATAAAAAAAGGACACTCACCATGAACATTCCTGTTCAAACTCTCCAAACAAAAACCATGTCCAGTCTGGAAATTGCCGAATTAACAGGCAAAAACCATAAAGACGTTTTACGCGACATTAAAAAAATCCTTGAAGAAGCTGAAATTCAACCAGCGCAATTTTGCGCTAGTTACAAAGCTGGCAACGGGCAAATGCAACCCTGCTTTAATCTTCCCCGCCGCGAATGCGATTTAATCATCGCCGGTTATTCGGTCAAATATCGCCTTGCCATTATTGACCGCTGGCAAGAGCTGGAAAAACAAAATCCACTGCCCACTTCTTTTTCAGAAGCTCTTTTGCTGGCGGGAAAAATCCAAGCCGAAAAAGAAGCCGCTTTGCTGAAAATTGCGCAGGACAAACCCAAAGTGGAGTTTGCTAACATCATCACCGAAGACAGCAACACGCGCTGCATCCGCATCTGGATTAAAGCCATGAAGCATGAAAACAATCTAATTGTTGGTGAACGCGAGGTTTTCAAATGGCTGCTGGAAAACCGCTATATCTTCAAAGACAAAAACGGTTATCTGCCCTATTCGCGTTACGAGTCCAACGGCTGCAACTATTTCACCGTCGTGATTGACGAAATCAACGGCAAACCGCGCCGTCAGCTTAAAATCACCGGAAAAGGCGTGGTCGCTTTAACTGGCAAAGTCGTCAAAGCATTTGCACAGGATGAGGTGGCATAACATGAGCAACGTAAACTATAAACTTTTCGATGCCATCAATGATTTAGAATTTGCCATTAAATCTCATCATTGTGTGACCAGCCTTATCGCTTCCAGTTCAGAAGCCCATCATATTGACCTGGAAAATCTTCATGCCCTGTTAAGTGGTATCGGCGATAAACTGCAAATCCATTTCACTGAACTCGAAAAAGCAGCAAAAACAATTTCTGCTTAATCTTTTCACTCAACCAAACCGCATTGGTGTAAGCCTTTGCGGTTTTTTTTTGCATTACAACTCGATTTCAAGCGTACCGATTTTGCCATAGGTCGCAGAAGTGGCATCTTTATCCACGTTGACAATCCCTTTGATGTCAAATGGCTGAAATTTAGAGGACAACAAGGCTAGTGAAATACCGCTGTCCACAGTAATATCTGCCCAAAAAGCTTTCACCCGCTTACCCGAACGGCGGTTTAAGCCATTAAAGCGAACTTTGATGGTGTGATTATCGGCGCCCATATCCATCACAGCCCATTCCGAGGCTAGATAACTGTATGCGATTGATAATTCTTCACCTACCAACCCCGCTTTCAGCACTTCAAAATGATTGTTACTAATCATTTTATAATCAGTCCCAGCTACCAGCGTGGCATCCAAGTGATCTTTAACCACCAAACTAGACACATAGTTTTTGTCTAATAAAACCGCATCACCGGTACTGACCGTGTGCGTTTCTGCGGTTACGGTGCCAGAAGCGATTGTTGAAGTTGAAAGTGAGGCGGCAATGGTCATTGCCAAAATTTGCGCATTCATTTCTGATACGGTAAACGCAATTTCACCCGGCTCTGGAATCTGTTCACTGTCAAACGACTGACCGAATGAGGCTTCACTCATCGAGATAACATTTTCAATTTTACCCTTCGGGGTATATTCCAGTTTCTCAGTGTTGGCAATTGGAAACCAACCGCCAAAAATTCCAGTCGTTTTGTTTTTAACCGCCACATCGACCGCACCTGCGCCGATAAAGCCTAATTTTGCAGCCATGTTTTCACCTACGTTAATTTATGAATTTCATCTGTTAAAAAAGCATTAATATTGGGCAACTGCCGGTCAAAAAATGCACCTAATAATTTTTTTCTATTCACCACAATAAAATCTCGTTTTCTGGCATCCGCCGGATTGATACCCTGTTTTTCCTGCATACTGTGAATAATCGCGCCAGCTTGTGCTTCACTCCTATTCGCCATAATCCACGCCATGCTTTTAGTAACATAATGCCCTGGCTCTCTATACCGATACCCCAGTCGCAATAACGTTTTTGCTTGTCTTGATGTCGCTTTGCCGGTTTTTGCATAACTTTTCCGGCTGTTCTTATTCACATGCAGCGTAATTAAAATTTCGCTGTCACTGGTTTCTATAATCTCAACGTACTTAAAAATATCTTCCGGATTTTTTAAGCCTTGCAAAAAGTGAGCATCAGCCGCGTTCTTTTTAACAATCACGAGCAGCTGGTTTGCCAGTTTATGCGTGAGCTGTTTTTTTAAACCCTCATTTAAGTGAGCCAGTTTATTTTCAACCGCATTAAATCCGTTTTCCTGTCTCATATTCGGCTATTGATATAATCAAGTTCAAAATCTTCATCTGGCATACTGGCATCAGCTAAACGATAGGCTTTTCCACTAAACTCAAAATCCCCGGTAATATCGGTAATCCCAAAACAGGGTTCCCGAAACTCGACAATAATATCGATTGAGAAAGTCTCATTACTTTCAGGGGCAATATTAATGAGCGGATTAGCCAGATAAACTGCTTCGCCATTCTGGCCGCGCTCAATTTGCTTGCGGCGTTCTTTGGGATCGTACTCGGCTAGCCAGGTTGAAATCTGGCTAAAAATCAGCGCATGCTCGTAACGTTTGCGTGGAAAGCGTTCAATCCGAATCGCAGCAGAATAAACCATGTCATACAGACAAATTATGCCCATCCCGACGCTTAAATAGGAAATTTCTGGCCGATAGTCATCAATGATCGGATCAACCTGAATATTTTCCGGTTTGGTCCATTTCAAGGCGACCAGATAATTAGCTAACGCTTGGCCTTTTCTCATATCGATGCCACATAACAAAGATTAGAGGGGGTATCGGTGGAATCAGGGGCGAATTTTTTAAAAAAATACATCACAGCCAGATTGCTTTTCTTTAGCCATTCCACTGAGGTGGTATCCGACTCTTTCGCCATGTTTTCCGCTTCGTTTTTACGAATCACAGTTTTAAATTGCAATAACAAGGAGGCCATGCAATAGCCAAAAACCGCCTGCTGATATTTGATGATTAACGCATCGCTATCATTGATCGGGTTAGGATGCGTATCAATGTAGCTTTGCAACGAATCAAAGCCTAAATCGACCAGCGCATTTTTAACCGGCTCCAGTTGCAGATTAATATCCAGCATGGCATTCAGCAGATTTTCCTTAATCAGCGGCGGCTGAAATTCAGACGGCGTGCCATAGCCATCAATTAAAATCGCCATATCCAAATCCAGCCAAAAACCATCATTGCTGATAATTTCAGCATCAGTTAATGTAGGTTTTTCAATGAAGCTCATCCTTTATCTCGATAACCACGGGTATTGCGCTCTATCACTAATGACAGCGCACCAATGGCCTCATTAGTTTCTTTTTGCCGCACGTCATAAACGCTGGTCATTTTTTCCAGGCAGGATAAAAATTCACTGCGACCGGATTTAATTTCTTTCAGCAAAATCAGGACTAGAACAAACAGGGCAAAAATAACAATGCCGCCTAATCCGAATTGTGCCCAGGTTTCAATATTGCCCATTATCTATCCTTAACTGTTAAAACTACAGCCACCAGCCACCCCAATATCAGCGCCGTATTTATCAAACTCATCTTGATCTTTTGGATATTGCTCAAGCCATACTCCATCTTCATATCTCGCCCCGCATACAATCACATCTTTACCAAACGCATTTAACTGTTCTTTTATAGGTTCAAAATCCTCAGTCATACACCAAACCAGCATCCGATTATTAACAATCTCACCAACTGGAAATACCCAGTTTTCCGCTAACTCTTTGTGAGCTAATAGGTATTCTTGTGGGATAACCGGCAACGTACTTTCAGAAAACCATACTTGATAAATCATGCTGTTAGCCTTGCCAGCTCTTGCTCTGACATTGCAAAGGGATAAATCTTTTCATTCTTGATACAAAAAAACGGTTGATTCAAAGAATTACCATCAGCACCCCATTGAAAAGTAGGCCCAAATTTTAATGACTGTGAGTTAGTGTTTTTAGTTCCAACTACACCATTTACCGCTATTCTTAACCCACCGCCAAAACTTACAGCTCCCTTGTAAGTAGTTCCATTAACAAAACTTAAGGGGATTGATGCAATATATTCAACACTTGCAATTTTATTAACAAACTCAATAGTAGCTCCGTTGCTTCTAATTGCTACAGAATTGCTTGAATCAATATAACTACCAAATGAACACCCACTAAATCCAGCAATAGCGGTAAGCTGTGGTGTGAATTCAAAATACAATGATCCTTTCGCTGTATCTACATTTCCAATTGTTTTTATAGAAACTGGGGTATCTGCATTACGCACTGCTGCTGCTGTGGTTGTTTGAATATAGGAAGATGCCATTGCAAGATTACTAAGTTTGAGACAGGTAAGTACAGCAGAACCCAATGCTGTGGCAGAATCAACTAGCGCCCCGTAACTCCTGGCCGCAGGATAAATATTTAAAGATAATGTAGTATTACCTGTTGAATTGTTAGAGATTGGTACTGAAACAAACCAGTAGGAAGAATCATGTGATGTAATTACACCAGCTCCTAACAAAAAAGTTCCTAAATCAGTATTTATTCTAAAATTTGTATATATGGTAGTGCCTCCGGCTACAACACAATTCACTCCGAAAGTAGGGCTAGAACCTCCTGATGTTTTTTTAAGATAAAAAGATAATGTCCTGGTTAGAGAGTCATTAGAAATATTTATTGCTTGTGCAATATAAGAAAACGTTGTTGTAGATGAGTCAGTTATCGTCCAAGCAGAAATATTACCATCTATCCCTGCTTCATTTTGAGTTGTTTCAGGATTGTTAACCTGACCCCATGTTGTTGTTAGATTATTACTTTGTAATAGTTGGTTTGTATCAGACGATTCAAACAATGTCCCTTGCGATTTATTAAATCTTGGGGTATTAGCTGGAGCTGTTTGTAAAATATTGCTATTATCAAAATAAGTCGCAGAACTATTGCGGATAAAGCTAGTTAATGCGCCACGGTATTTTTCAGGCGTAAGTGATGATGTTGAAAGACACTTAAAAACAGGTTGTTTATTAACAATCTTTTTTAACTTGTTCATTACATACCAACTACATATAAATCGACAGTTTTAACAGCTAAGGCTGTTGGTGTGTAGGCTGCATCAGTAACAAGGTAGCAGAATAAACTACCTGTGCTTGATAGTTTTGCAAATCCATTGCCATCAAACAGAACAAACTCAGCTTGTAACCAATCACCTTTATCTAACACTGATTCAGACGATGCAGTTAGTTGATAAACAAGGCCATCGCCAGTCGGGGTATAAACTCCATTTTCAGCAATCGCACTGGGCGGTGTAGCAGAATGGGCTATTAATTTAAAAGTAGTAATAGCGTTTCCAGGATTAGTTGCCACCTGAATTTTTAAAACAGCACGGTTAATCTGCACTAACTGATTAGCCAACCCTAAGCCTGTTATCTCAAAAGCGCCGTGAACTACATCTCCCGCAGTGTAAGCAGTTGTGTTGTTAGGTCGTGTTAAATTTCCGCTCGAACCAACAACTCCACGCGCTAGAGTTTTGTCTAAAAGATTCTTAAGATTTAATCCTACTGATGTTCCTGAACCGTCAACCAGACTTTCAGTAATTGTAACGCCCTGCGCTATTTGAGTGGATTGATTAGCTGCACTTGCATCACTGCTGCCAAAAGAGACATTACTACCATCTGGATTTAAAACTTCAACAAAAGCGGCATTAGTTTCTTGGTTTCCCCATTGAAAAAACCACTTATTGAGAGCGTTTGTTAATTTATTGCTCATAATTGCAGATCAAATCCAATTAATAATTAAGTGACAGTGCGTTAGAATGCCTGCTATGTAAGTTTTAAATAAATTTGCACTGGCAAACATAAAAAACTACACACAGACAGGACTTTGGAGGGGTTCGTTAAATTCTTTTTAGCTCTCGTAACGCATTACTTCTGAGCGTTTTCGCGCCATAACTTTCTGGATTTACTTTTTCGGCTTTATCTACCAAAGAGACGACATCTGCCCATTGCTCTTCCTCGAACTTAAACTTGGCCTGTAAGACATAAATTTCAGAGGCTAGTGCCGCTGGTAAATCCCAAAAATCACCGTCTATTTTTTCAATCAACCAACCCAAATACGGAGAGGCTGATAATTTGTTCTTTAATAGCGGTCTAGCCCATTCACCAACACTGCGACAAACAAACATTTGAATCGTAGTATTGCTATTAAACTTCCCAGGCATAGGCTGATTAATATCAATCAACCCAAACGCAACTAATAGCGCAGTTTCAACCTCAGAGACATCAAATAACCAAACCATGATTTCTGCCACAATGCTTTTTTCAGCTTTGTTGCCTGCCAAAAATTGCTTAATCAAGGCTTCATAGTTCTTAATAAGTTCTTTTTTCAGCTCAATTTTTGCTGGAATATCATCAATCGCACTAAGTCTCAGCTTGTCTTTATCAAGCTGTTCTTGATAAAAAACAGCCGGTGAATCTGCATTTTTTCGATTCAACTTAACCGGAATTCCTTTTTCAAATTCCGGTATTAATTCGATAATTTGCGGTAATGCAGGTTTTTTACCTACACCGCGAAACTGACTGAGTTTACTCTCGTAAGCCATGATTAAAATGTATCAATCATTTCCATCAAAAAGCAGCTTTCTTCCTGCTCAATTTGATAGCCGCTATTCACAGAGTTCCAATCATTGTAGCAATCGCGGCGCGGCCAATCTTCCAATTTACGACGGCGCGAACCGTTTTGAGCGTAATATTGTAATGAACCTTGTGGACAAACCAGGATTGTGCCGGATGGCATAAATGGCGGGGTAAAGGCTCGCAATCCGCCCCATGTTCCCACTAATTCAATCGGGAATTGTGCCAACAGTAATTTTTCTTCGGCCCGGTCGACAGTCGCTGAGAAAAAAGTGGCTTTATCAGATTTAATCAAATCTTCTGACAGATAAACAACCAGGTTTGTCCGCAAGTGCATTGGGATTTCATACACAATTTCATTGATTAACACATCAAGATTTGCGTAGTCTTTACCAGAACCTACAGAAATCGGCGCTAAAATTTCGCCTGTGCCGTCGGTTGTTAATGCACGCGCCGCACCGCCTTTGGTAGATGAAACTTTAAACGTATCGGTTGCTGCACTGACTACATAATAATCAGTATCTTCACTAATTCCTGTGGTTGTTGTGACAGTGCTGAACTGAATCACTTGTCCATTCACCAAGCCGTGCGCTGCCGATGTCACCACATCGCCTGTATCGGTAAAAGTACAAGCTAAAGCTTTACCTTTCTGCCAATTTGAGCCGCTGTTAAAGGCTCTCATGCGTTGCAACCAACCGATTTGCAAATCCTGTAGCATCGGATAAGTGCTTAAATTGGTAGAAGCCGCAGCCGTAACCCCGTTAAAACCTGCTTTAACAATGTCATTGACCATTTGCATTAGCAAATACGCTTGCCACATCGGGCTAAACGTTGCAAATTGGTTTGCCCACAAGTCAATCAAGGCATAAGGAATTTTGACATCATTTTCGACTTTCTTACATTCGTAACCGCGCGTTTCAAGATTTGAAATATCTTTTGGTTCGCGGTCTGTGGTGGCGGTGTTAGTACGTGATGCCGAACTGCCAGACGGCGACATAATAATGCGCTCGCCTACCATTTGATTCACTGGCAAAACCCGCACATGGTCACGCATAAACGCGCCGCCTTGTTCAATGATTTTACCAATCAGAATTTGTTCAACTTGTGGGGTTGCACTGAATTTTTGCCCTAAAGCAACCGCATTGCCACCCCAGTTTTTTGAAATGGCAGATTGAAAGATTTCAACTGCTTTTTCGCGTTTTTGTTCAAACGACTGAATTGCGTTAATTTGCGCAATGGCAAAGGCTAATGATTTTTTATCCATGATATTTTTTTACCTTATAACCAATCAGAATTAATGCCATTGATGACTTTTTTATCTGGAACATCGGCACCAAATTTTTTATCGTTTCCGTCGCTGCCGGGGGCTTCTTTCAACGCTTCGTCAACTTTGGTTTTGTATTCACCAAACTGAGTGCTTAACGTTTCAAATTTAGTTTTGAACTCACTATTTTCAGTTTCCAACGAAGCAACTTTTGCTTTCAGCTCACCGTTTTCTTTTTCAATCGCTGAAAATTTAGCAGCGTTATCATCACCGGTACCAGAATCACCTGATTTTTTTGCTTTCAGGTCGTTAAAATCTTTTTCCATTGCAGAAGACTTAGCCTGCAATTCCTCTAAAGCTTTGTTAGCCATATCTTCGTTATCCTGCTTGAAAAATTGTAAAAACTTGCCAAACAAACTTTTTTCTTGCTCAGTAAATTCCTGAGTTGAACTAGCTTGCTTAGTATCGAAAGCGGTTGAAAAAAGTGCAGTTGGTTCTTTTTTAGAAAACTCTAATTTTTCAACGCCCAAAGACGCGGGGTTATTAGTTGCCGCCAACGAGTACAAATAGAATTTTCCAGTACCCGCAAAATTTGGCATGATGGCAATGGATGTGAAAAGATTTTGACCATAGCGCATATCAGATTGCCAAAACGCATTCGGCGAAATTCTGGCAAACAATGAAACAACATCACCTTTCTTTTCAGTGCGTAATTCCTCAACTGTGCCATAGCTTTGTGCCATTTCGTTGTGATCGGGAAAAACGCAAGCCGTGTAAGTGTCTTTGCTATACGTTACCGCAGCATCAAGCAACCATTCAGGCTTAATCTCTCTTCCATCAATTGTTTTCCCACTTTGCGCAACTTTCACAAAGTCTGTTTTTAATCCCATTTCTTCATCCGATTAATAAACTTTTGCAAAGGATAAAGTCTTTTTTTTAGTTAATCTATCGCTTTAAGTTGTAATTATTTGTATTTGTTTTTTATACAACTTTTAACAATTAAAACCACTAATAGTTACTAAAAAATGCCGTTAAACTGCTTTGCATGGCATACAGCAATGACAAAAAAAGGCAAGGCTTACGGTTATTTTTAAAAGGCTTAACAGTCGAAGAGATTGCGGCTGATTTAAAAATGTCATCCGGCTCCATTTACAACTGGCGGCGAGATGAAAACTGGGATGAGTTAGTCCCTAATCGCACCGTTGAACAAACGCTGGCGGCAAGAATTTGCATGCTGTCTGAAAAGCCTGAAAAAACCAAACTGGAAATCGAAGAGCTTGCCGTGCTCGTTAAAAACTACGGTGATTTAGCAGTTAAATTAGGTGAAGCTGAAAAGAAGAAAGCCGAAGCACGTTGGATTGAAAAAAATGGCTTTCCTAGTCGGGCTGATGGTAGCCAGTCAACGAAAGGGCAAGGCAGTAACGGACAGCGGACAAAAGGCAAAGCGGTAAAAAACGACATTTCCAGCGTTACGCCTGAAATGCGCCAAGCGGTAATGGACAAATACTTTACCGCGTTGTTTTATGTACTGTGGTTTGCGACCAAAAATAAACGTAACCGCTGGATATTAAAAAGCCGCCAGATTGGAGCCACGTTTTATTTTTCGTGGGAAGCATTTGATGATGCAATTGAAACAGGCAGGAATCAGATTTTCCTGTCTGCTAGTAGAATGCAGGCCGAGGTATTTAAAGCCAATATCATTCAGTTTGCGCTGAATGAATGGGGGATTACTTTAACGGGCGATCGGCATGGCACCATTATTTTATCGAACGGCGCACGACTGGTTTTTCTATCTACCAATGCGACCACTGCAAACAGCTACAGCGGCAATCTGTATCGTGATGAAGTTTTTTCCATGCCAAATTTCGACAAGATTTACAAAATGTCGGGCGGGATTTCTTCACAAAATCGTTATCACACCACGAATTTTTCAATTCCGTTAACTACCGATCATCCGGCTTACAGAATCTGGAGCGGTGCGAAATTTAACGAAGGAAAAACTGAAAAGAAAAAGGTTAAGTTTGATTTAAGTCATGCCACTTTAAAAGGTGGTCATGATGGTGCTGATGGCGTATGGCGACACATTGTTAACATTGAAGATGCCATCGAACAAGGCTTTACCCTGCACACGATTGAAATGCTAAAAGCGGATGGCTGGAGTGATGCAGAATTTGCCAACCTATTCATGTGTGAATTTTTAGACGCGGCTAAATCAGTTTTCAACTATGAAGACTTGCTGGCCTGTTGCCAGGGAACAGAGGAATTATTGGAATGGCCTGATTACAACAAAAACGCCGATAGACCTTTTGAAAATGAACCGGTTGCTATCGGTGGTGATCCGGCGCATGTAAATAATTGTGCCATCGTAGTTTTGGCAGTACCAAAAACATTAAAACACCCGTTCAGATTACTGCGAAAAGATGTTTATAAAGGCACCGGGCATACATTCCAATCTAACCGAATCAAAGACCTGAAAGAATCGCATAACGCCGTACATATTGGCATTGATTCACAAGGCGAAGGGCTTGGGGTTTATGAAAATGTCAGAGAATTTTACCCGCGTGTCATGCCTTTTTATTACAGCATCGAAACTAAAACCAGATTGGTTTTGAATATGCTGAAACTGATTGAAAGCAAACGCTTCAGGTTTTTAGCTATACATACTGATGTGATTCGGGCGTTTTTGATGATTACCCAAACGCAAACAGCAAGCGGGGTAATGACGTATGTTGCATCCATGATTGAAGGAAACCATGCCGATTTGTTTTTTGCGATTGCCATGGCATGTGCTTATGAAGAACTTGCCCCACGTCGAACTGCCACCGCTACTGTTTCCATAGGTTAATAAATATGAAAAATAATAAAGTAAGAGCTAAAAAAAGATATTTAAAAAAGCACATTTCAGAGCTGGACATTAAAAATAATTCTATTTTTATTACACATAACCTTAATTCAAACTGTATTCAAGAATTGATTGATGTATTAAAAGAATTTGAGCCAGATAAAAAATTTTGCATTTTAAATTTTATTGCTGATGAAGATATTAAATCATTAGATGATGAGTCATTAAAGAATTTACATAATGAATTAACAGCAATAGTTAATGAGCGAGATATTAAATGAACCTATCAACAATATTTTCAACAGTATTATCAACCGCCACACAATTCTGGAATAACAACACATCGCCAGCCGCAAACAATGCAGATAAACCTTTTGCATTTAGCTTTGGAGATCCAGAACCCGTTTTAAACCGAAATGACTGGAGCTGGTTAAATTCCGGTTATTCAGTCAACGGCATGCTTTATATTCCACCGATTAACTATGTCGGGCTGGCAAATATGATGGATGCAAATCCTTATCACGGGCCAATCATTCACAAGAAAAAAGATTTATTGCTGCAATGGCTTAATCCTTCGCCCATTTGTCCGCAAACTAACAAGCCTTATTTTTCTATGTCGGATATGGAACGGCTGATTTTAGACTTTCTGGTGACAGGCAATCTTTACCCGCAGCGTTTTTTTAATGGCTTTGGCAACTTTGTCAGAATGGGGCATAAACCAGCGCTTTATACTTTTCGGGGGATTGATCTATCAGGTGAGAATAAAGAATTTTATATTGAAGAAAAACCGCTGTATGACAATTCACTGGTAAACACTGCCAGCAATATTGTCACTTATGCCCCAGGCGAAGTATTGCAATTGCAAACCCACGACACGCGCCAATCCATTTACGGAATGCCAACTTATTTAGGTGGTGTGCAAAATGTGCTGTTATCAGAAGCAAGTACTTTATTTAGGCGCAAATATTACCTGAATGGGGCGCATTTAGGTTATATCTTGGTAGCGAATGATGCTAATTTTGATGAAAATACAGCAAAAGAGATTGAAGACGCTATCAAACAGGGAAAAGGGGCGGGAGCGTTTCGGTCTATGTTTTTGAATATTCCGCGCTCACAAAGCCGCGAACCGATTAAAGTGATACCGATCGGGAATTTTGGCACGCAAGATGAATATCAGGCGATTAGTGAAGTATCTGAAATGGCTATGTGTGCCATGCACCAAATCCCTCCCAGTGTTGCCAGTATTATTCCTGCGAATACGGGCGGGTTTGGCAAGCCTTCAGAGGCTTTAGAGTATTATTATTGGACAGGGATTTTGCCAATGCAAAATAAGTTATTGCAGATTAATGAACTGGTCGGTAAGCAAATTATCAGTTTTAAAAAGCCTGATTTTTTAACGCCAGTTACGAATTAATCAACTGCAAAACTGCGGCACGCTTATTTTCTGGAATTCCAGACATAAATAAATCAAGCGACATTTGAGAAAACTTTTTAAGAGACGGCTGTACAACATGCCCTAATTGCTCCGTGCCTGCGTAACGCTCTAAGCAAACTTCATTTGTACAAATAAAATACAATGCGCGCACCGAGTTTGTTATGTCACTTGATGTGCGGCGTTTTAAATCTGCCCCGCATGTTTTGCATTTAAAACACATGATATTTACCCCTAAAAATCCATGTTCTAAGTATACCAACATTTTAATTAAATAGGTGTTCTATGAAAAAGCCATCACCGTGTTGCCAAGGTTATCAATTACGCATGTTTATCAGCATGGGAGTTTTTGAATGCGAACGCTGTCATCGTACTTATCCGCTGGATGACATTTTAAAAGATGATTGTTTGTTGTGACCAATTTGTGACTAACTTAAAATAATTTAATTTAAACCTTGCTTGACTTACAACAACTTAAATTAACTTATCTTTTATTCAATGCTTTGCAAAGGATTGATTTTATTATATTGCTGTATGTTTCTGGCTCTCTCCTAAGGGGTAGGTCACAGGTTCGACTCCTGTCGGGGACGCCAGTTAATTCAAGGCTTTAAGCCGTTTTAATCACAGACATTTTTTTAGGTTGTGACTGATTTGTGACTAAAGACGTGTTATTTGCATAATGCTGTAAATGCTCACTGGACAAGTGAGCATAACGTAAAACCATACTCATATCAGCCCAACCGCCCAACTCTTTCAACACATGCAACGGTGTACCATTTTGCACATGCCAACTTGCCCAGGTATGCCGTAAATCGTGAAAGCGAAAGTCTGTAATTCCTGCCCGAATTAAACTCTTTCGCCACGCTTTGCAGTTTGCCCGATGCAGAATCTTGCCATCATAAGAAAATACATGACTTAAATGCTTTCCAAGCTGATTTTTAATCACACTTAGCGCATCATCATTTAGCGGTACTGCAAGTGCTTTTTTCCCCTTGGCTTGGTCGGCATGAATCCAGGCGCATTTTCTCACCATGTCCACCTGTGACCACTGCAACCCGGTAATATTGGTTTCCCGCAATCCGGTTGCCAATGCAAACATCACAATCGGTCTTAAATGCTCTGGCAGTTCATCAAGCAAGATTTTTACCTGATCTTGCGTTAGCCAGCGGATCCGCTGCGTGTTATCAGATAACAACTTAATCGCAGGGGGATTATCCAGCCAGTCCCAGTGTTTAGCTGCATTTAAAATTGCTCTGAGGACCGTCAACATCCGGTTAACAGTTGCCACCGATACACCGGTGGCTATTTTTTCCTGTTTAATCGACTCAATGAGTTTTTTAGTAATTTCATCCAGTCGCTTATCGCCTAAAAACCGGTCTAAATAACGCAAGTTCTCTTTCGTGGTTTTCAGGCTACGCTGGCTCTGGTTTTCACCGACATATTTAACGACTGCTTCTTGCCACGTATAACGAGGTCTTTCGCCTAATTTATCTGACCGCCATAATTCAGATTTTAGTTTGTCGTGGTATTCCTGCGCTTGCTGCTTGTTGGCAGTGCCACAACTTTTGCGTATTCGTTTGCCGTCTGGCGCGTAGAAGTCAAGCCAGTAGATCCCGTCTTGGCCTCTTTTTTTGATTGGCATGTCATGCCCTCCTCTTTATCAGTGCCAATCGCTTGCAAAGCGGGGTTATCGTAATCACCCGCTAACCATGCTTCAAGTTTTGTTTGTAAAAACCGCCATTCCCGACCTACTTTTTTAGCCGGAAGTTTGTTTTCACGTGCCAGTTTTTCAACCGTTTTAACGCCTATTTTCAAAAAATTAGCAGCTTCGGATAATGTAAAAATATTCATTCTTTCTCCTAAGTAACGCTTCAACGACCATTTTCATAACATTCAACTCCAGCTAACTGCTTAAAAACAGCCCTTTCAAAAAAATCATACTCACGCTGTTTTTTTGCACGCATTAACGCCTTTTTTTCATCGCTTGATTGTTCAATCCATGTTTCATCGATGTCGACATCATCGAAATCAATCAGGGTCGGTGGTTTTTTGGCGGTTGGGGTAGGAGAAACAAACGCCGCATTAACGGTTTTTGGAGCGGTTGATTTGTTAGCACCAAAAACGGCTTTATCAATGTTTTTCCAGCGTGAAACTCGGCGATATAAAGTTTCTGCCTTGATGCCAGTTAGTGCTGCTATTTCTTTAACCGTCCGTTCAGCGCCGTTATATAAATAACGCTTTGCATCATCTCTAACGGTTTTTCTCGGAATGGGTTTTATCGCCTCTTCTACCGTCATCCCGGCATTAAGCCGCTTAAGCAATACCGACCGGCTTAACTTTGTAGATTCGACTAAATCTCTAATGGTTACTTTTTCGCCTGTAGCAGTTGTATAAATATTGGCAGTTGCCCATATTTTTCGTGGTGCTGGGTCATCGGTGTTTAAATCATTCATTACTCACCACCTAGCAATTCTGGATTATCATGAATGTTGCCGATAAGCTCTAAAACAGACGAATCAAAAGAACATAAAATATTTGTGCTTCCAACCACAAACCCTGCATTACACTTAAAGCACCCATTATCAAAAAACACAACGCCACGCGCCTCTAGCTCTCCGTTATACCTAGACATTTTAATAATATCCCCTTCAAAAATCTTAACGCCGTTTTTATCGGTTAACCCGTATTGTCCTATTGTTTCGGGAGTACAATCATAAACACCACTATTTGCATATATGTGATAATAGCTAATTAAATAACCATAAACCCACTCGCCAGTATCGGCTTGTTTTCCTTTAAATAATATCTCTCTCATGATAAAACCTTGCCAGCTTTAACCGGCTGGCGCGGTGATAGATTTGATTTATGTTAGCGATTGCCGGTCAGTTACAAACTCAGTACATTTCACAATTACCAACCCATTTAATTGAGGTTTGCGACTAATTGACGGCATGGTTTTAAAAGGTAATTCGCTGCAATCGTCATTCTGTTTTTTACAAGTTCGGCACATTCCGCCTTTCGGTATGTGTGTTATTTTCATCGTTTAATTCCCGGCAAGGGTGGTAAAACAGGTTGTGGTTTACGCGGCCAACCATTTAAAGCGGCCAATTTATTTAAAATATGCTCAGCGCGTTTTTTATTAATTGAATGCGGAAAAACGGCAATATCTACTAGATCGAATAATTCCCGCATGGTTTCCATGTTGTTTATATTGTTATCTGTCATTTTTTATTGCTTTTTTTAGTGTCGGGTTAAAATTTTGGCTATGTTTTTTTCTTGCCGCAGAAATATAAAAATCCATTATGCTTCTAGTCCCTATTAACTTTCCGGTTAGTTTGCTATAACGCATATTTCCGCGCAAAATAATCAGAGTTTTAGTAACTCTAAAAACAGTTTCTATTTTTGTGGTAGATTGCCATCGTAATAAAACCTCATCTCCGGCCTCAACATCTTCAACTTTTATTTTTTTATACATTTAAGCTCTCTTTTTTACTTGAGAAATACTGTGAAAACACTGTGAAATTGACTGTGAAAATCAGGTAAAGAAGGTGTGAAAACTGCTGTGAAAGCCTTGTGAAACTTAATTTCACCGCTAAATTTCACACCCCCGTCTGGGCAGAGCAGAGCGGGTTAAAATTCGCGCCCTTGTTCTGCTAAAATTTCGCTCAACTGGGCTGAGTAATGAGTGCCTTTATTACCAAACGTCGCTTGTGCTAATCTGGTTTGCGAATAGAAGCCCTTTTGTTGCATATTGTCATAAACATTCACCACCAATTTACTAAACTCGTCCAGTTCTTCATCCGCATTGTTTTCGACTTCATCATAAGCAAGTGTTTCGGTTTGGGTATTAATGGCAGAAACTTTTCTATTTGATTTTGATTCAAAAACTAAAAACAAAATCCCGGCAAAAAATGCTAATGCAAATATCACTGAAACAATTAAAGCCCGATAAAATAAAACGTTGATTTGCAATTTATAGGCGTGGAATGATTCGTAAATGCTCTCCAAGACAATCGCAATTAATCCGAATAACAAAGCCGCAAAAGCTAATAGCAGAATGTTTTTAAAGCCGCTGTTTTCTGTGGCGTTTTGTCCGTTGGAATAGACTATTTTTTCAACGCGCCCGTCATTTGGATTGTCGCGCTGATAGATTGGGTATTGTGTTAACATAATTAAACCTTTTATTGTTTATGTTCCCGAAATCTATTTCGGTAACATCAGAAGGGGTAGTGCTTTGGGTCTCAAATCATCACACTACCGGTTTAAAGGTGAGGCTACTTCGGTGGCCTCATTTATTTTTCAATCTATCTTCGAGCAATCTGAATGCGGTGGCAGCACACAAGGGCACTTGTCCATTGCCAATGGCTTTAAGTCTGTCCACCCGACCGGCCACCCCATCAGCCACTCGACCCAGTTGGGGTTCAATTTTCCAGTAATCTTTTTTTCGTAGGCCTCCCGCTCTATCGTGTAATCCAGACGGTCGTCTGAACTGGCCCTGTTGTGGTTTATGCTCCAGCCCTTGTATTGCGTTGCTGTTGGTGTGGGTATCATTCGTTTTTTTAACGCTTTGCGGCTGTTGCTGCCTCCGTCCATTCCCGTTGTGTTCGGTGTGTGAAAAAAGTTCAAGTCGTCTGGCAACAATCCAGATTCTTTCCCGCAAGTGTTTTGCCCCAACATCTGCCGCTGATAACACGCCCCATTCAGCATCGTACCCCAGCGCGGCAAGGTCACTGAGGACAACATCCAGTCCTCGACTAACGAGCATTGGGCTGTTTTCAATGAATGCGTAACGGGGTCGTACTTCGCCAATAATCCGGGCAAATTCTTTCCATAGTCCGCTTCTTTCTCCGGTGATTCCTGCTCCTTTTCCGGCTGAGGATATGTCCTGACAAGGAAATCCTCCTGAAACCACGTCAACAAGTCCATGCCAAGGCTTGCCGTCAAAGGTTGAAACGTCATCCCAAATCGGGAAAGGCGCGAGAAAGCCGTCATTTTGTCGGGAGACAAGAACGCTTGCTGCGTAAGGATTGATTTCGACGGCGCAGACGGTATGCCATCCAAGCAATTGTCCACCGATAATTCCACCGCCTGCCCCTGCAAACAAAGCGAGTTCTCGTAATTGTTCATTAATGCTTTGCTGATTAACCACAATTTATTTCTCCCTATTCAACTTCGAAAGCATCGTTGACCGGCATAATGCCGTAATCGAAAAATGTAGTTTGTAATTCACTCATGGTTTTTTCTCCAGATTAGTCTCATTGCAAAATAGCAACGGTAATAAAAGCTGTGGCTATTAATCCCACCACAGCGCATACGCATAAAATAATCAAACATTCCTGCGCTTCTTGTTGTTCTTCTGTCATTAATTCCCCCTCTATTTTAAAAATACCCCTACATGCTGTTGTCGGAGTTAGGTAACAGGGTAACGGCACCCTATTAAATCAATGTTTTTACGTTAAAAAATAAATGCTTATAAAAATACTCTCTCAGGTAACAGCCGGGTAACAGGCTTTTTTTAAAAATTTACAAAAACATCGTTAAAGCTACACCAGATAAGGCCTACAGCGTTTTTATTATCGGGTAACAAGTCAGGTAACAGCAGGGTAACAAGACGAGTAACAGTGTTACCTCAATGTTACCTAGATGTTACTTCTAAAATACATAGTTAATTACTTGATTAATAAAGGTTTAAAAATATCTGTTACCCTGTTACCTAACTCCGACAACCGTGTAGGGGTATGAAAATTCACCGTCCCGCCGGTTTCTTAAAAACGTAACACTTAAGCTGTTTGCCATTCTGTTTACATGAGCGCACAGGCTTATAATCAAGGTACTGGCGTTTTCTGCTGGTCTTTAGCACACGATATAAAGTATCAATATCCAAGCCATTTTTAAGTAACTCATTGTTCTCGTTTAAACTGGGTAAATGCACCGCGATTTCATCGGAAACAGACGAGTGATTAATAACGTCATAACGAATACTTTCCTTGTCTCCAAACCCAAAGACTTCTGAGTCTTTTTCGTCAAAGAATGCCCAGAACCGCTCAACAATATCGCTATCCTCTTCCAGCAAACGTTGCCGCTCTATTGCCAGACTCAGTACCTCGCTTTCAATCACCTCAATGTCATCCTGAGTAATCGCAGGAATCAGCATTGGCAGGCAGTACGCCATTGCCAAAATCTTGGCGTGAACCTCTCTGATGCGAGGATGTTTGATTTTTATCGTCAATTCCATGCCTTTTTCAACCAGCCAAATATCTTTTTCCAGCTCACGCATGGCTTTTGGTAACTGCTTGTCAAACTCAGCCATCACCGCATCGGCTTTGGTCAAAACACTGACTAAAAACCCGCTGCACTCTTCGACAGAGCGGTTATAAAGCCGCTTGGCGGCCTTTTCCCCTTCTCCTCCGTAGTTTTTACGGTTCCGGTTCAGGCGCATTTGCACAAACCGTGTAATCATTGCCTCAGACAGTCCTTGTAAATCGGGGTTTTGGGTAATAATCAAACCACCTTTAAACACCGGCAACTTGATGTTGTTATCGGTATTGTTTGATTCTGCCCGGCCACCGATCGGCTCTTGGTCATAAAGCTGTTTCGACTGGTTCAAATCGAAAACCGCTTTATGGCTACCGCGTGCCACTTCTTTACTTTCCTCGTTCTGAACTTCATTCCAGTTCACCGGCAAACCGGAAAAGCTCAACATCCAGCGCCGGTAAGAGGCGGCACTGGTACGCGGTGGACAGGGATTGAATGCCATCACATCGCCATCGCAGCCGGTTAATTTCCACAGAAAGTTGGTTAAATAGGATTTACCGGAACCCGACTCACCAACGATAGCCAGATACGCTACGCCTTTATATTTGCGGTTGATTTGCTGGATAAAGAAGGTCGAAACCCACCAAGCCAACGCCGTCATCCCTTTGGCACCAAACGCGGCTTTAAAGTCTAAAAACCAGTCATCTTTTATCGCCGTTGATATTTTGAAACTGCGGCTCAACGTCGTTTTTATCGAGTGTCGGCCAATCTGAAAATAATCATCCTTGTTTAGCGTGATGACCTTGCCTTTATGGATCGCTATTTTGTCGAAGATGTAAGCATTCAGCGGCTCGTGATAGCCGACATAATCAATGGATTTGACTTGCGGCGGGTTAAACTTGGTCCAGGTGTTATATAGCCAGTCCATGTCCCGATTTGAACCCATAAAGTTAGCACCAGCTGTTGCCAGTTGGCAGGCTTTCTTAAACGCATCAGCTTTGGTTAAATCAGTTACGCCAAAAATCTTGGATGGGGCATTGTTGGCTAAATGCAGCTTGAAAACATATTGACCACTATTGCCGTTTTCAGGCTGCATGAAATACAGAAACTCGATTTCATAAGTCGATGACCACTTGATTTCAGCCACACCCATAAACGCATTGAAGTGTTGCTCATCATCAACATCAATCAGGTTGGTATTTTCAAACCCATCCTCTTTGCTGCCGCCAAATAGCTCATTGAGCTTTTTATCAAACTTGGATTTTTCAATTTCCACGGAATAGCCGTTTCTGGCATAGCCAAAACAAAAGTATCCCGGCGGATTTAAACTATTTCTGGCGTTATTCACCCGACTAGCCCACATTAAAAAAGCCTTTTTCTGGTAGCAGTCTGCCAATTCCAAATCACCAAAATAGCGATACCGTGCCATAGACTCGCCGGAAAAAGGCTGGCGTTTTAACAGGCTTTTTAACTCGTCTTTATCATCGGCCGTGGGCTTGCTTTTAGCTTGAAGCGCTTCAATTCGCTCCAAACTTTGCCAGTCCACGGGTATTTCATGCCATGCACGCTGAATTTTTAATTCTGTGGCAAAAATGGCCGCTGAGTTTTCTTTTTTCTTCAACAGTTTTTTATGATGTGCCGCCGTTAGCTTTCTGCCTTCTGCATCACTTTCTAAAGCCCAAATCCAGCGAATATTTTTTTCCAGGAATGGCTCTAGAGCTTCTTTTGGAAACGATAGGTTTAATAACCCGACTGCTTTAAAACCCTGCACGGCAAACGCTATGGCGTTCAATATGCCATTGCATAAATAAACCGTGTCATAAGGTTTGATTTCTTGCCAAGGTGGTTGCCATCCTGCGCCGTCGCGCTTTTTAGCGGCGCTGTTATCGGTGCGGATGAGCGTGGTGCCATCTTCGGTTTTTAACTCTACCTGGTCTATCAGGTGTTCCCACCATAAATCGCGATCGGCATTCAGGAAAAAGCGGACTGTGGCTGTATTGCCTTGGGCGCGGTTAAAATAACTTTGCTCATACCAGCCCTTGATTTTGGCTAATGGAATGCCTTTTTGCACTGCAAAAAAAGCATTGGCGGTGGCATGGCTATCGTCGTCCGTTTGTGGAAATTGCAGGCTGAAATTGTCAAAAATATCCGGCAAAAACTCCTTGATAGTGCTTTTATAATGGCAATTATCTTCATTGCAGCCGATAAACACTGGTTTATCAGCTTTTGCCCAAAGCGCATTATTGCCGCACTCCGGGCAATGGCCTTTGCTTAAGTAATCACCTTTCAGTTTAAAGCCATGTTCATTGATAAGCCGCTGGCTGGCATTGGCATAAAATACCGTTGCATAATCTGTGGCGATAATTCCTAAAGCGCGTTCTTCTAAGCTCACGATGTCATTCCATAAGATTTAGCGGCATTAATTTCATTAATCCGCTCTGTATTGCCGTGAAATACCTGCCCTTGAAAGCCGGTTTTATACTCGGTATGAATATTCAGAATAGTTGCCTGCGCTTGTTCTACCCGCGCCAAATCAACCGGATTTAAGGGTTTTCCTTGACTGAGTTCTTGCACTGCCAAAAACAAAATCAGCGACTCCTGCACTAACAGCGGGAATAGTTCATAGGTGTTGAATTTTTGGTAATCGGTTTTTTTCGGGTCGTATTTGGTCGGCATTAAATCAGACCATTTCAGCCCCAGCGCCGCCAAAATTTCACCAGCCTCACAGCCTGCCCAACACTTAATCAGGATTTTGCCATCGGCGGCTTGCGTGACTGCGAAAGACGGTGATTTGTCCGCATGGGCTGGGCATTTAGCAATCCATTTGCCGTTACCTTTGCTTTTTACGCCGTCCAGGTGGCTAAGGAAGTTTTCCAGGATACTCATGGCGACACCTATAAAAAATTAACTTTTGAAACGACACCGCGTTTATTGCGGATTTGTGAGAACGGCATTTCTCTGTTTTTTGCTTCTTTCTTTTTCGCTTCTTTCAGGGCGGCTTGTTCGTTCAGATAAGCGGCTGTGGTCAGTGAAGCGTCATAGCGGCGCTTTTTTTCAGCCGAACATTTTTCGCGCTGTTTTTTATGAGTAGCACTGGAAACGTGACAGCCACAGATTGGGCAGTGTTGAATATCGACTATCATGATTTTTTCCCGTAAGCGTGAACCCGACCGAACAACTGTTTGCGTTTGTATTGGTAATAGACAGCTGATTTCATGATGATGAACCTTTATGTTAAATCCAAAAAATGCGGTGTTATTGCTAACACCGCCAAGGTTGGCTAGGAGGCCAGAGGTAAATCGTTAAGCGGTTAAAACAGCATTCACATCACAAACTTGCGGGGCATTCCAGCCACACTCATTCAGTGCGGCTAATAAAATCTTTTCAGGCGTTGGGCTTTTTACAATCAGATCCGCAGCGGCTTTGTCACAGACAATGGTGTGATTTTCGTCGTAGTCAGACTGGTAGTTTTTGGCGGCATATAAATTAAAATAAACATCGGTCATGCTGGCTCTCCGGCGGTGGCGGATTGCCATGATTCCCATGCCAGATTGATTTCTTTAGCGTTGCCATAATCAGTGCCATCGCGCATACCAGTTAAATAAACCGGCTGCATCCCGTGGCATTTTTCCCGTGCAAACCAAGTCTCAAACCTGGTGCGGATTGTTTCAGGGCTTTGTGGTTCAGCCGTGGCGTTTTCAATCTGCTCCTGTACTGCCGAGAATTCGCTGTAAAAACCGTTCAGGGTTTTGTCAAACGCCCGGCTAAAGCTGGAAGTGACTAGCAGAAAAGCGTGGTGATTCAGCTCATAAACCCCGCGCGGTGATTCGTAGCGGTCAAACAGACTAGATAATGCGGTGTTTTCCATTTCAAGCGCCGCATCTAGCAGGTTTTCGATAATGCCCTTGATGTCGTCGTGATAAATGCCAAATGTGGTACTGATGATTAAACTGGTGGTGATGGCTTCACCGTTTTTAATAAAGACGATGGGCTGTTGTTTTTGTTGTGCTTCGCTCATGATGGCTTTCCAGTGGGTTTTAATTTAATTTTAAAAACAGGTCGCTTTGCTCAAGGTCGGCTTTCACCAATTCCAGCGCCGGCATTTTTGAGCCGGCCATGTTGTGCAGGGTGTGCAGTTGCTCCAGCAAGGTAGTCAGTTGAAACACATTTTTAGAAATCACGACTTGTAGGGTCAGGTAATCAATTTGTTTGATGATGTTGAGGTAATCGCGCGGTTTGACGGCACCGAAATAGCCGTGTTTACGAATGGCCGGTAACACTTCGGCACAAACCCAGTTGGCAAATTCTTCGGCTTTGGGTTTTTGTGAGCGAAATATCAAACGGTAAAGCCCTGCTTCGTTGATGAAAATAGCTTCTTGTTCGCCTCCAGGGGTACGGAGATTACGAACCCCTTTCCAGTTTTCAGGCATGTTTTCGAGAGTTTCTAATCCTCTCCAAGCGATGTCTAAAGCAGCACAAACGTCTTTGGCACAAAACCAAGCTTCCTGTTTTTCATCGGTAGCTGTTCTGACAGCTTGGGTGGTAAATAAAAATGGATTTGCAATTTCTTTTAATTGGTTTGGCATGATGTTTCTCCAGTGGTGGTTTTGCGATTCGTTCTGATTCGCGGTGGTTTAATATTTGCCATCTTTAAAATGTTGGCCTTGATTTTTTGGGCGGCATCGCCTTGGCTATGCCCCAGTACAGCCCGCCGTCCATTACTGTGGTTTACATTCAGTTTCCGGCAGGCCTCAGAAAAACTTTTAATGCCTACCAACGACAAACCAAGAATGATTTGGTTCATTAAAATCTGTTCTTTTGCAGACATGGCTAGAATGCGTTTTTTCTTCACTTTTCTATCACTTTTCTTCATTTATAAATTCCTTTCTAATTGCTTGATATGTCTTATTTATCGGTGTATTGTTTGACTTAACTTGGTCAATATTTTAGAGAATTAATCCTCAAAAATACAGACATATTCCTCAAAAGGAGTGGGCATGAATACAATATCTAAAAGAATCAAAGATTTAAGAGAAGAAAAAAATTTATCTCAGACTAAAATGGCGGCAGAAATTGCCGTTAAGAGGCATCATGTTGTCGATATTGAAGCCGAAAAACAGCGGCCACCGTATGAAACAATCATCAAATATGCAGAATATTTCGGCGTTAATATGGATTGGCTAATGACTGGAGAGGGCGAAAAGTACGCAAAAGCGGGCATGGTGAAAGAAACGGCTGCCAGTTATGGGGCGGGGATTTTGGAAAGCATGGCGCAAAAAGAAGCTGATACTAATAAGAAGCTGGATTTCTTGATTGATATGGTTGCGAATCTGTCGCAGGAAGTGAAGGAGTTGAAAGCCGAAAAAGTAAAGGAAGCTGAGCCGTTGCCAAGAAATAATCAGGTTCCGCAGAAAGCGGTATTTCATGCACCGGCGTGAGGCGTGATGAAAGGCAATAAAAAACCCGCGCGGCTGGGGAGCAGGCGGGTTTAATAAACTTAACAATAACTTTAAGGTAAATCTAATGAGTCAAGATACGTTGGAACGTGTAGCAGCCGATATTTTAATCGCTTTCATCAATTCAGATATTATTCATGGTTCTGATAACAATAAAGAAACGGCAGAAGAATTAGCAGAAACTTTTAAAACTATTCACTCAGCGGTTCGGGAATGTTATCTGAAAAAAGAATAGCATGTGCTTGTTTTAGATTTTGTGCTGTCTGAGCAATATCCTGAGAATGTATGGGGTGCAGATTTTTTAAAATGGCTTCCCATATTCTTTGGGCTGTTTTTTCAGGTATCTTAGATTCTGGCATAGTTATCTCCTATAGAAAAATAAAATTTTACACTAAAAACTATACGGCGATGTAATGGAAATGGAGTTTTAACCAGTGTGCAATGGTCGGAATAAATTAAGCCAAACTTAAAATAGAAAAGCCCCTGCGAATGGGGCTTTTTTTATGCCTGGTGTTTTGCTACTGGCCAATGTCATGACCAAGAGTTAATGATTGAAAATAATAACTATTTGATTTTTATATATAACAATTAGTTTTAATTAAAGTTATTGTTAAGTTTATTAAACCCGCCTGCTCCCCAGCCGCGCGGGTTTTTTATTGCCTTTCATCACGCCCACCGCCGGTGCATGAATTACCGTTTTCTGCGCAACCTGATTCTTTCTTGCCACCGGCTCAGCTTCCTTTACTTTTTCGGCTT